TTCATACCAAAAAGAAATAGTAATAGGACGTTGACCTGATTTACCTTGTGCAAACCATTCATGTGCAGCAACTTTATATTCTGGATCAGATAAAAGTTTATCTTCAATCTCAGCATCACGAGCAGCGTTCTTGGCTGCTTCATCAGCAGCATCTACTTCTTGTTTAGTACGAGCCATTCTTAATTGCTCATCTCTAACTGCATCATATTCACGAACACGCTGATAAGTAGCATAGTTTGTTTTATCAATCTCACTAACAACATCAGCAATAGGTTTTGTACGAGTAGGATCATTTAATACAGCAGCAACTTCATCAAAGATAGTACGTTCTACTTTAGTAGGAGCAGGTCCCATTAACTCAAGTTTAGCAGTTAACTGTTCATAAGTAAGTTTACGTTCAACATTAACTGCTTCAAGTTCCGTAGCCTTTGCCGCTATCTCTTCCTTAGTAAGTTTAGGTTGATCAATTCTTTTAAAAGGTTCAAGTCTTGTAGCCTCTATTTGTGCACGTCTATATTGTTCTTCTAAAACAAAATTACCATACAATTCATTTTGTCTATGAGCAGTAGCAATATCAATAATACTACCATCATAACCAATAGTAAAGATTTGATCATCTATTGTTCTAATAAGTGGGGCAGACGGAAACAAAAGTTTACCTGCATTCTCTGCAACAACTTCAGATGAAGGTGAAAGAACTGACATGTTTGCGGGGATCCATGCTTGTTGAAGTTCACCAAACTGGTCTCTATAACGGTATGAATACGCTAAACCATATTGTTCAATATTGCTTTTATCCATTGGATACCAACGCTTCTCAGCAACCGCACCAACAGTAGGAACATCTACAGAAACATCTTCAAGTTGCATTCCTTCAGGAACAAAGTTAGAAGAGTATTCAATTGTAGGATCATCACCTAAGTGTTCGTCAGTAACATCCATCTCATTATAAAAATCATCTACTTGACTATCAGCAAAATCATCTTCAATATCTTCAGCATTAATATAACCATCACGTTTTTCGTTAAGACGTGTTTCTAATTCTAATTGTTTATTGCTATCTTTAACTTTAGGTACACGAACTCTGGTCCATTTAGAATTTTCTGAATCCCATTTAAGAAAGTTTTTATTAGATCTAGCATAAATATTATCTTCAATTTCAAAATATTTTGCTGAACGATCAAGATTAAATCCTTCGTTTTCACTTGTAAATAATGCAGGATTTTCATTATAAAAATTACTAGCAGACATAAATTGATTATTTGTATATGCATAATCTAAAGTATCATATAATGCAGAATCATAAGCAGAAACATCTTCAATAATATTACTATCATCTAGAAGATACTTCTCTTGTATAGGCTTATCAGATAAAGCCCAGTATTCATTCTTTACAGAATCCCAAGCAATATACTGTTCTGTACCATCATCAAAACGCCAGATACCAAACTTTAAATCTTTAGGAAGAGAAGAATCATCCCAAGATTTAATGCGTCTAACTTTTGAATAATCTTGTACAGATTCAAAACCTCTAGTAGAAACATTATTTAAATCAACAAAACCTGAATGACTAAACTGTTCTCTAGCAACCTGAGCAACTTGTGGTGAAAGAACAGGTTCAACATTCCAATCAGCATTCTTCATATCATAAGTAAAGAATTTATTACCATCAACAGCACGAATTAACGTACCATCAAAAAGATAACTAGCACTATCAGATAGTGGAGTAATATCAATATTGCCAGAAGAGTTTTTAAATTCGTCAAATCCCTTAAAGTATGGTTGAAGTCGCAAGACTTCCTCAGCATATGCTGGAGTACCTACACGCAAACCATTAACTGCATTAGGTGAAATAACAAATTCTTCTTGTGTACGTTTAAAATAATCTGTAACACTATTAAAGTTTCTAGCAGATAAAGATTCTAGACGTGCAAGATCTGCTACACCATCAAGTGATTTAACTTTACCAAAAACAAAACCAGCACCAGCCACAGCACCGCTAACTGCACCAGCACCTTTAACAGCAGCAAATGCCTTAGCACCAAGACCAACACCAACATAGTTAAGTGGATCTAAAACAAGACCAGTAATAGCATCAATACCACCAGAAAGAAATTGTTGTCCGCCACTAGAGAAAAACTTTTGAACTTCTTTAGTATTGCTCCAGTCAATAGGAACACCAGTAGAAGCACCATAGATTGATTGACCAAGAGTTACAGGAGCATTGCCTGCTTCATACCATTCTTTGCCAGTACGATTACCAGTAGCAAGTTTGTATGCTTCATCATTGCTTAAAGTAGAATCTTGTGCACGTAAAAATAAAGATGTTAAACCTTCAGCACCCCAACGAAAAGGAGTGGTTAATGCTTCAATACCTTTTTCAAAGAAACTAGTATCGCCCTGTTCGTATGCACCACGACCTTGCGTACGTTTTTCTCGAAGGTACTGTTCTGCAGCGTTGTTTACTTTATTAGACACAATTTACCATTTCACTTTGTTAGCCCAGTATGCGGCTGATAGTTTACCTTTGGCAATATTCTTTGCATGTCGTGCCTGAAAAGATTCACGACGTTTACGGTAGGAAGCGGACTCTCCTGTTTTACGAGGAGAGCCGCTAACACCTTGCTGACCAAAACGAATAGTCTTAATAGTGTTGCCTTCTTTGGCAACAACAACATGAGACTTCTTAGGATGTGTAGGTGTACGCTTAGGTTTATTATAACCTGACACTCCTGCTCGTTTTAATCTGCTATCCATAATTATTTCTTAAAGGAAATTCCACCAATGCTAACTGTACCTTTAGGTGCAGTAGCCTTTGGTGTCTTTGAAGTAGTCTTCTTCTTTGCAGCGGCAGCAGCAGCCTTCTTTTTAGCGGCAGCAGCAACTGCTTTCTTAGCAACTACATTTGCTTTAGCAGCAGCAGATCCTTTTGCAATAACAGTTGTTCCTGAAAACTTAGTATTGTTTTTAATCTTGGCTGGAGTACCTGCTACTGTAAGTGGTTTGATTTTTGTGCCATCCCAATTACGACCAAGGTATCCACCAATAGAAGTGATAGGTGATTTCTTTTTTGCTTTAGTTGCTTTAGTTGCTTCCATTGTACGTGCACCATATGGAAGTGCTTTACGATTATCCTGTAACGCATTCTTTGGAAGTGGAACAACTTTGCCATTAACTTTAGTAATAGCCTTTGGACGTGAAACAACCATACGACCACTAGCAGCACCAGTCACATGCTTATATCCTGTACCACTAGCAGCATAAGGATTAACTGATGTTGATCCACCACTAACTGGTTTAATTTTTGATGGCTTCTTTTTAGGAGCAGCCGCTTTCTTCATTGGTTTCATTGCCATGTTATTTAACTTTCTTTTTTATAGTGGTAATCCATTATTCGGTTTAGATGTATCAACAGGTTTTCCAACCTTGTCACTCAACTTAACAGCCTCTTGAATATCTTTCATCTTAGTACTCTTAGGTTGAATTCCATTTGCTCTAGCATCTTTATATGCTTTGAGTTCCGCATCCCATTTACGTTGTGTATATCCGTTATCAATAAAACCGCTTTTAGCGTCACCAGCATTGAGTGATAGGTTTGATGCACGTAGGCATTCTCCCCAGTTTTCATGATCTTGTGTCGGACATCCTGTTCTACACGCCATCTTCAGGTTCCTCAACGATAGAAACAATATTGTTTAGCGGATGGTCGTGTGACGAGTCACAGTTATCGCAATGTCCACCTATACCGTATGTAACTGTAAATCCCATTATGATTTCCTTAATGCGGTTAAGGGTGAGTTGGTACCTGCAGAAAGGGTTCCAGCAGTTGCAAAAGCACCTGTGACACCTGTTTGAGTCCAAGTAGTGTTATTACTTAGTGTGCTGCTTAGCACGGACATAAGACCAACGGGACCATTTAGTCCTGCATTGAAGTTGTTAGTTGATGCAGGACTTTGTGGATTCCATGCAAACCAGTACCATCCTTTTGTCAAAGTATGACTGATAGTAATTTCATAGGTCGCGTTAGCAGCCAGACAGGTAACTGAACCAGCATCTAAGTTTACGGTTGAAGGTCGGTAGCCACTATTATTGTAGATGCCTAATCTAACAACCCCTGTCCCTGAAAAAGTTCCGCCTGTTCTAGTAGCAATTCTGTCAAAAGTAGTATCTTCAGGAACATAAAACAGCGTGTAGTTGGTTCTACCAGAAACTGTGTAGTTAGCGGAAGTAAAACTGTTGTACGGAGAGGTATAGTAATCTCCTGAAGTAAATCCAAAACTTTGAACTACACCCGTCGCACCCGTAGGTCCAGTTGCGCCAGTTGCACCATTTGTTCCATTGGTGCCGTTTGTACCATTTGTACCTGCAGGTCCAGTCGGACCTGTAGCACCAGTTAATCCTGTTAATCCTGTAGCGCCTGTAGGTCCAGATGGACCAGTCGGTCCAGGAACTCCTTGAATACCTTGAATACCTTGAGAACCTGTAGCGCCAGTCAAACCAGTTGATCCAGCGGGACCAGTAGGTCCTGTAGCACCCGTTAATCCCGTAGCACCAGTAGGACCTGCGGGTCCTGTAGGACCTATTGCTCCTGTAGTACCAGTTGCGCCAGTATCACCTTTAGGTAAAACTAAATTAAGTGTTTGGCTAGGTGCAGTACCAGTGATCGTTGCAGATGCAGTTCCGCTACTAGTTACAGTTCCAATAGAAAGACTATTAGCAGGTCCAGTAGGACCTGTCGGTCCAGGTACCGTAGAAGCCGCACCAGCGGCTCCTGTAGCCCCAGATGGACCAGTAGGTCCAGTAGGACCAGGAACTGTAGAAGCGGCTCCAGCAGGTCCTGTAGGTCCTGTTGCACCAGCCGCACCTGCTACACCTTGAATACCCTGTGGTCCCTGTGCGTTACTGACTTCTACCTCAGTAATAAGATTTTCAATAATAACATCTGTTAATTCATTATTTACTATTACATCATATTTTGTTGTATAAACAATAATCTCAGTTGTCACTATGCATTCACCACAAATACGCCTTGCAGGATCGTAGTAACAATTCCACTACCAGATGTTAATTTAATTTCATAATCTAACCTTCCAGTAGGAAGGTTAGATATTACAGTACTATTAATAGTAATATTAATATTACCACTACTATCTATTATAATGCTACTCGTAGCACTACTAATATCAACTAACGACACGCCGCTAGTGGCAAAACTTTTTACTTGCATAGTACAAACGTATCCTGTAAGATTCCAACCAACACCAGTTTCCTTATTACGAATCTGGAATTGAAGATTGAAGGTATCGCCTTGTTCAACTGTAAGAGAGTATTTGCCAGCCATTATAACTCCGTAAGGTATTCTTCGAAGCCAGCAGCAATAAGATCTGCGGCTTCATCATTGTCAACTGTGTACACATGTCCACCGACATAAGCAATATCGGCATCAATAATTTGATTACTTAAAGGGTAACGCTCAAGAGCATATACGCCATTGTTTTTGAGTACAGTAATACCACGCTCTAGTTGATAGAATTGATCTAGACGAGTAGGACCAACTGGTCCTTCTTTTACTGTAGGTGTTCTGAATTCGTACATGAGTCTCCTAACCCAAGAATGCCCACCCCCCGAAGGGGATGAACAAACTTGAATTACCTTATGCAATAGAAGATGAGGATTCAATACGCCATAGAGCCTGTTGGCGGTAGATCTCGTGACCGAGAGCACCGTACCAGCCGACCTTATGGAAGCGACCAAAGTTGTCAGTCACAGGAGCCACAACTGAATGTGGTTCTTCTGCTACTGCTTCAGCCAATGCTTGCTGTCCAGCCAATAGTGTTTGGTAAACCTTAACAGAACCGCTATTGGTGACAGTTGGCATGCGTGGTGATTCAACGAAGTATGCACCTTCAAAGGTACCGATTTCGCCAGCCCACAACTTATCAGTTGCTTGGTAGTTCTGAGGTGTACGCCATGCTGCTGCATCAGTTGCAATGCGGAAGTCATGAGATACTTCTGGGTGAATACCACACCAGTATAGGCTGCCTTTACGAGGTGCAACCTTGTCTTTGCGCATCTTAGCGACAGCGCGTCGAACTGATGCTGCAGTAATGGTATCTTCTGCTTGAACAGTATTACGAGTGGTAGGCAAAGTTGCTCCACCTGCACCGTAAAGTACGTTAGTACCTGTGATCAATTTGTTAGCAACAAGGGTATCAATGCTATCAATCATGTTGTAAGCAACAATGTTTGCAATTGCTGGATCTACATCTGTGAATGAGAATAGTTTGAGTGCCTTAGTGCGTGCAACCATATTGCCGTATTCTTTCATAAGAACAGCGATATAGTCAGGGGTAGCAAGACCTAGTAGATCAGGATCAGTTGATTCATCTAGTGGATCAATTTCGACATCCAAATCTTGGTGGATTTGGAAGATTACTTGGTTGCTGTTATTTGTTAGAGCGCCTGGCTTCTTATCCGCAATAGAACGCAACATTGGTTCTGTACGAAGTTTGAAGTCAATAGCCTTGTCGTAGGCTTTCTGTAGTAAACCAGCAGTACCGTAGGCATTAGTGCCCGCGTTGTAGTTACCTAGAGAGCCAACACCAGTATTAATGTTTGCCATTTTAGACTTTCTTGTTTGTGTGAATTACGATTATCCGAGTTGCTGTAAGATTTGATACAGTTCTTCCTCGGACTGCGCACTATCAATTAGAGCGTCAATATCATCTGCTCCAGTCATTTGCGCAGCATTTGCAGTCGCAGAGTTAATACGTTGCAGACCTGTAAGGTCTGGCTTCTCACCCTGCGGAATGCCAAACGCATCTCCATATTCGTCTAGCCATTCATTTAGCGCGTCCGCGTTAGTGGCATCAACATCTAGTGGAATAAGTTTGGCGATCTTAGGATTAACTCCTTTAGATTCCAAAACTTGTTTGATAACGTCTTCACGGCGCTTTGAAGTATATTCAGAAACTTGAGTCTCAAGTTCTTTATTACGCTTCTCTGCATCCCGTAATGTTTTACGAAGTTGCTTGATCAATGTAGACGGATCTTTCGCATTTCGCTGCGTGGGCTGATCATCATCTTCTAAATCGAAGTCGTCATCATCTTCCCAGTTTTGGTAATTGTTGCTCATGTCGCAACTCTCCCTATCTTTTCTCTAAGTTGTCGCAGACCGCGTATCCACAAGGGGAAGTGGTACGGCTTCTACTACCAGTTACTTTTACACCTACAGGGGCTGGTCGGTCCTGTAAGGAACTTAATTAAATGGAACCTAATGCACTTTTGTTAAGTGAAGTTTGCATTGTTCCAGATGTACCACTAAAGGTAGATTTGCCAGACTGTTGAAGTTTCTTTCGGCGCTGAGATGCAAGACCAAGAACATTTTCTTTTTCCAATTCAGATTGAATTGTTGTAGCATCTTGACCTTGACGCGTTGCTTCAGCAGCATAACCAGGAAGTTGCATCTTAGTAATAGATAAACCTTGTGCTGCTTCACTACGACTAATGCCCTGACGTGCAAGTTCTTGTGCTCCAAGCAAAGACTTGATACCTGCATCAACTTCTGCTGCTCGAACATTTGCTGTTTTAATCTTATCTTCAAGTTGAACAGCACCTTCTTTGCCTGTAAGCAAAGCCTTAGCAAGATCTTTATCACTTAAACCAAGATCACCAAGTTGTTGTTTAAGAGTAAGGTCAGCATTTTGAATTGCTTGATACGCTATAGACATACGAGATTGTGCTTCAATAACTGAAACATTGTTTTCAAGGAATTTATCAACATTGTCATTAGTTGCTAGTTCACTTAAACCATATGATGAAAAGATATCTTTATATGATTGACGTGCGTTCATAAAATCAGCAAGAGTAGTAATACCAGTTACATCATCAGGATTACTTTTAATTTTAAGATATCCAGCATACTCTTTATTAAATAACGGAGTATCTTTACTACCAACAAGAAGATCAGGAACAAGATCCAACGATACATTTGTATCAATATATTTATTATAGTAGTTAGACCAAAGTTCATTAAGAACTTTTTGATCTATCATACCACCAAGTAAAAGATTTAAGGTATCTTTAAATTCTGTTTGATTAGTTTTTGCCATTAGACATTAACTCCAAATGCTCTAGCGAATGAACGAGCAAGATCTTGTGCTTCAGAAGCCGCTTGCTTTGTATATGAATAACGATCATCCTTTTTAAGACTACGTTCAAAATCCCACAGACCAATCTTTTTAGCATCTTGACCAGTAGCCATCTTTGCAACCTCAGCGTAATCAACTGAACCAGCATCTAATTCAAGATAAGCAGAGTAACGTTGAGTGTAAGGATCAAGAATATCTTTAACAGTAAGACCAGGCTTGCCTTCAATATCATCAGCGAATGCTGAGTAAACAGATGCAGCCTTTTGACGAAGAATGTTATTAACATCATTCTCGGTCATTTGACCTTTAGCCAACTGTTTAAGATATTTAGCCTGTGCATCTGCACTAACTTTTCCAGCAAGACCACTCTCATCAATCATACGTTGAATAGCAATCTGATTCTCACCAAGTTTACCCTTAAGGTTACCCTCAAGTTCAACATTGTTAATTAAGTAACGTAGAGTAAAATCATTGATATCTAATTGACCACCAGTACTTACAGTATTACCGTTAGCCCTAGTACCAGTATTAACAAACTTGCCTTCTTCTTTATGAAGTTTGTCATAGTATTCATCAAACAAATTAGAGTTTGCTTTGCGACCAGTAAGTTGTTCGTAAGAACTACGATAAAGATTCCATGCTGCTTCTTTTAAAGTATAACTAACTGATGTGCTAGTCTTACTTCCACCGCCTGTACCAGTAGGATTCTTTTTAAGATAATCTAAAAGACTAAGTGTTTTGCCTTGACCATTAGGATCTGAATGTGTTTGTTGAAAGTTGTATGAAGATGCTTCAGCAATAGCAGCATTAAAGTATCGTCTATATGTTTGATCGCCAACAACAGCATTTTTTAATGCTGGATATTTTGCAATAAGATATTTAGTAATTGCTGGAAGTTGTTTTACACTAGCATAGTAATCATAAATTTCTTGTGATCTACTTTGAACTTCTGCTGTTGCTCTATCAATTTGCTGACCACTAGTTTCTGGAACCCATGCCATGATTGTAACATCACCAGTTACATCATTAACCTCAGTAACATAACCATCTGAGTCTAGAATAACTGCACTATTTGAATCCTTTTTGGGTTTCTTTGGATCTTTAGGTGAACCACCACTTTGATTATCGGTTGCCATTAGTACTTCCTATTAGAATGATGTTGATAGATTTCCAAATTCTGCATTAGTTGGACCTGCAGAATGTGAATCACGGGCATAGTATTTAAGAATTGGTTTAAATACTGAAGAATAAATTTGACGAATAAATGGATCAGTAGAAGCAAGTTTCTCTAACTCATCCATAGCGCGATTGCGCATACCTAACTTCAATGAAGTGTATCCACCAACACTACTTAATTCAGGATTCTGAATATAGTTATGTGCCTTATCAAAGATAAGCATTGCATATTTTAAACGCTTACGTTGATCTGAAGAAATAGGAGAAGACTTATCTTGCAAGATAGATTTAACTCCATCAAGTAGACCCTCTTCGCTAGTAACAGTAAAGTCACCTGAACCAAGTTCAGTTTCAAGCAAAGGATTATTACTCTTTAAAGCAGAACGGAAATATTCTGCATTATTAATAAGAGTTTTACGTTCCTGATAGTTAGCAGTTTTGCCAAGATCTATTTCTAGTTGCTCACCAATATCAAAGTATGTTTGTTTATCTCGAATAACCTGTACGCGTGAAAGGAAGTCTTCATCACCAATAGTTTCAATGAGACCAGCAGCCTTCATCCAGTTATAGACACCAAGATTATGTTCTCCTGTGCGTGGGGCAAACAGGTAGGATGCTTCACCATATTGTTCAACAAAGTTATTATTACGGAGTAACCAGTCTTGCGTTTCAGCAGTACTATTAAGAATCTTCTTAACACCCGCTGCCTCACGAGATACCGTATAGGCTAGTTTGCCAGGATTATTACCAACAAAGATAGCAGCAGCAACTTCGTATGGATCAGAAATATCATCACCATACTTTGTAAATACAGTATCTAGAATGTCATAGTATTCTGAACTGATACTTGTAATACCAGAATCACGAATATAATCTGGAAGACCTACTGACTCCTGTGTGCTAGGAGAAGCAGGAAGAATCAATCCAAACAATGAGCGGATAGCAACAAGATTGTGACCAGAGATACGAATGTTCTTTATGTAATGTAAACGTTCCTGTGGAGTTGCATCTGCAGGAAGTATATACATACCAGTTTCAAGAAGTTTTTCACGCTTTGCTTTAGAGATACCAATCGGCAATGGAGCAGCGTTTGCTTGCATGTATGCAATAGCAGATAGAGTAGCCGTAGAGTTTGCAATGTTCTTTTCATCAGTATCAAGCATCTTCCAGATGCGATCAAGGGATGCAGGAACAATTGCTTTACGAATATCTAAGTTATCACCAATGTCACCAAGAAGCATATTGTCTAGATCTTCAGCAAAAGCCTTACCATCATCACCAAAGTGACCAACAAGACCTTTTAATCCCATTACACCTACTGATGCAATTGGACCTGAAAGATAAGGAAGACCAGCATCATCTTGGAAAGATGGATTCAAACCCGTCATACGGAATGTAAATTTATTAAATAGTGGTTGCTTAAAGGATAGGTTACCACCACTAAGGGTACGGAGTACTGGATCAAGACCAGCAAAGATAATGTTATCCATTGGCATAACAAGATATTCATTACCTTGTTCGTCTTTTTCAACTATACCTGCACCATTCAGTCCTGAATGTGTAAGTCGTAGACGGTAGATAGCACGTGATGATACATCTTTTACACGGTAAATACGGCGATAGAAGTCTTCAATTGCACGATAAAAACGGTTAACGTTTCTTATGCTACCTACAAGGTTAGTACGAACATGTGGATTGTCAACAAACTTAAGCGTATTGTTTACTGCACTTTTCATTGCTACTTCAGTATAGTAACTCTTAGCAGTATTACTTGAGCGATTAAATAATCTTACAGTTTCATCAGAGAATAACTCTGGATTTTTCATTACTGCATCATAGGTAGGTACTTTGATTTGAAAGTTATCACCAGATGCAACGCGTTCAATATCTCCACCAAGATCTTTGCCACTACGCTGTATTGATTTAACCGTATCATCAAAGTCTTTTCTAGCCATACCTTGTTCAAATGCTCTAAAGAATTTGCGGTAGTGTAGATAGTAGGACATTACTGCAGGTTGACGAAGTAGTGCTGTTGCTGTGCGGTCCATCATGTCCCACATGCCATCACCAAATTTGTCGTACCATCCACCAGCACCAAGATCCATATCATCAATTTTAATAATATCAGTAACAATTTCATCTTTAGTTAGGTTGTCACCAACAAGTTTAGTATAATCTTCATATGATAGATTCTTAATTACTTCATCATACTTGTCTGATTGACTCTTAAACATCTTGCTAGGATAACTTGCTACACGAGAAAGAACTTCATCTACAAACTGTTGATTAAAACCTTCACCATGAAAGGCTTTACGCATATCAAGTAATTGATTAATGATAATTTCATCAAGAAGTTCCTCTTCAGTTGCGCCTTTGCGCGCTGATGCAACAGTACCTGCATAGTTATTAATAATTTTTTTACGAAGAAGTGCACCTTCTTGACCAGCCATTTTACCTTTAACAGATCTAAGAGCCATGTCAATTGCTTCATCTGTTAGAAGACCATTAAACTGAAAGAACTCTTCAGTTAAGTTAATTTTGCCACCAAGTTTATTATTAACAAAGCGCATATAAAAGTTTTTAAACATTGAGTAACGGGTACCCTCTGCGCCTAGAACTCTAGGACTTAAAAGACGGTAATCTCCACCAGTAAGAATCTTTAACTCTGCTTCGGTACGGGTAAGAGTACTCATACTCATAGTATGTACCCGAACCATATCATCAATCTTGCCAGCACCTGTGTATTTTGCTACACCAGACTCAGCAGAAGAAATAATATGTGGATTAGTACGCATAGCATCAATGATGTCATTACGAATTTGTGGATTCTTTGCAAGTTTATCAAAGATCGCTACAGAACGAGATGCAAGAGCATCTAAGTAAGCATTATTGATAGCGTCCATTGGAATGTTCTTACCTTTAGCAGCATCAACAATAGCCTTGTACATTGCTACACGTTCTTCAAGAGAAATTGCTCCAACTAGATCAATATCTTTTGCAAACCTGCCACCAAATTTTTTAGCAATCTTCCGAACGGTATTACTAATTGGACCAATTGCTCGGTTAGATCCCGTAAAGGCAGTCAATGCTTTACCAGCAGCACGACCTTTAAGAAAGTTCATTAGAACTTCACGAGGTGCAGTTAAGCCAAACATAAAGGCTTCATCAATAGATGAACGAATACCAAGTTTAGGTGCAAGAGTAAACAAAGACCAAGTATTGGTCATGTTAGTTGCAAGACTGCTATTTAAAGCACCACCAATTGTATGAAGAACAGAAATTTTTCCATCTTTACTGGCACTCTTACCTGCAGACTTAAATGCTAAGTTACCCGCTGCTTCTAAAACATCTTGCCAAGGCAAATGCCCAATAGCCTGTGTTGTTTGGAAGTTATGTACAGCACCATTAATTGTTCGTTTAGATCCATACTTTGTAAGACCATTAGCACTAATGTCTCGAACGACAGTCATGCCTTCATCTGCAGCACCAAACTTCTCACGAAGGATGCGCTCAATTGTTTCTTGTCCACCAGGAGTTTTATCTAAACCGACAGACTCCATAATTGCACGATATGTACCACGTAGTTGTACTAGTCGTTCTGCTGGAGTTGAACGTAAGAATAGTTCTGTAGCAACTCCTGCGGCTTCTTTACCAACAATCACCTGTAGAAGTAAACGAACTTGACCTAAAGTTTTCTCTACACCCTCACCAATAATAATTGCTTCATCACCAGCAGACTGAGACAAAAGATTAATTAAACGTTGTCCAACCTTTTTTTGTTCATTCTGCAGTTTCTTAAGTACTGGAGTTTCTATTCTAGCAGCATTATCAATTTCAGCACCTAGACCAGTAAACTCATCACGAATGTCGTTAGACATTGCTCGAAGTTCATCATCTGTATAAGTTCCTGTGCCAAGTTTGTTCCACTTTTGACGCAGTATTTGTGTACCAAAACGATTGCGTCTTGCGTGCATAACGCTTGTTCTAAAGAATGTTGTGTCTGATGTACGACCAACAAAAAGTTTATGTATATTAGAAAAGTCACTAAAGAATTTTTCTGCATCATCAGCATTAAAAATTTTGGCTTGTGACATAAGAAGAATATCTTCATCAGTACCATGTTCAGGAAAGTTTATTCTTAAGTCTTCACGAATTCTGGCTGCAACAACAGGATCTTTATCTTTAGTTGCTTTAACTAATGCTTCAATTCTAGAACCATAATCATCCCACTTTGTTTTAACTGCAGGGAATGCAAATATCTTTGATACGTCAGCAGTACCTTCACCAGTTTTTGCAGCGTGATTTGCTATCTTAGCAACGTTTGATGCTTCCTTAGAAATCTTTGCAGTTTCGTTAAGTGCTTTACCCATAAAGCGTATACCTGTTGATGCACCAAAAGTCATGTATGTTAATGGATCTGCAAAGACAGTAAATGCTGCATCAACGGTACCAGAGATGCCAGTAAACCAAGTATCTTCAGGATCACCTTTACCTGAGCGTGCTCCTAAAATTGCACGTGCAACTGTGCGACCAACACTAAGTGATGCTTGTTCATAATCTTCTAAAACACCATTAGACCATTTGTTTCCATCATTCATATATGATTCAAGTTCTTTAAGGAACTCTGGACTTAATGTGCCATAGGCTGCTGCAATTTCACCAGGAGTTTTTCCCATAAGCGATTGCTTAGCAATAAATGATTTTACTTTGCCATAACGTTTTGTAAGTTCTTTATCAATATTATTATCATAAAGATCTTTTTCATTCCAACCATTGTACCAAGTATCTTTATCAAAAACATTATCACCATTAACAATGTTCTGAAGACCAACATTGTATACCGTGTTTATGGCTTTTGAGTATGTTTCAATTCCACGCCATGCCCAAGTAATAGGGTTAACGTTAATAAAAGTATTTTTAGCACCTTCCCAGAATGCACCCCAACCACTCTGTGGTTCTTGCATATAGGACTTGTCGCCACCATAGAAACTATAGAGCATACTTTTAGTATCATCATTAAGTTTGTTAAATTTATCCCAACCAGCGTCACCTGATTTAGATAATTTTTTATCTAGTTTAACTAGTTTATTAACATTACTAATCTGATTCTTTTCAGCAGAATTAAAAGCGTTGCCGTAAGTATGCGAATAATAACTATTGGTAACTAAAGAATTACCAAAATCTTTATCTGCCATTAAAGTTCTCCACGTGCCTGAAGTTCACTATAGATTTGTTCTAGATCTGGATCATCACTAAACTGCAATGCACGTTGAAGTGTTTGTGCAAGATTAGGTCGCATGTTTGGTGGAGTAGTTTCAAGACTATTTGGTCCTGCACCAAAGGGCATGCCAGCAGTAACTGGTTCATTTGGTCTTTGAGTTGGTGCAAAAATATCGGTAACAGGAACAGCAGACTGTATTTGTGACATAGGTGCTGAACCTTGCATTTCGCGAAGTGCTTTATTCTCACCATATTTACCACCAGTCATATTCATTACTGGTTGCTTACCATCAGTACGGCGAGCAAGTTTTCCTGGTCCTGAAACAGGAGCAGGGTTTGTTGGCTTTCTATATCCACCACTTGCCATGTTAATCTCCTTGTTTTACGATTTGTATTTTGCCACCAGAGTTAACATCTAACTTGATAGCGATTTTCATTGCGTCTTCAATTCCAGCACCAGCGGCTAACGCACCTAAACCATAGGGTGCTCCAGTTCCAATTCCATAATGATTTGTATTACTCATTAGAACCGTGTAATCTTCTGTAATATAAAAGATTTTGTTTTCTAAACCAATTAAGAATAGAAAGATTTCATCTTCTTTAAGTGTATATCCCGTTTTCTCATGCGCTTCACGCATAGAGTTAATAACTTTACTAACCATAAATGTATATAGATTAGTTCCATCATACTTAGGTGGAACCCAATCATATGCAACTACATCACAGTAGCGAGCATTGCCCGCACCAGCAATTGTGTACTCACCTACAGTTACGATCTTTGTTATATCTGAATGATAAAATGGTTGATCACCAACCGATATTTGACTATCCGCCGCCATTGTAAAACCATTCTTGTGCTGAACGCCAAGAATTGTTGTCATGCTATGCCTGTCCACCCATCTGTTGTAGCATGCTCATTATATCAGGTGATGCTCCTTGCGGTGCTCCACCTTGAGGGGGTGCACCTGCAGCCATCTGTTCAGGACCAGGAGCGGCTGGGACGGTAGCGGCTTCGACTGGTTGTGGACCTGCAGGTGCAACTTCGGGAGCAACTTGTTGTTGCGGTTCTGGAGCAAAGACTTTAGCAACTGCTTCTTCAATGCTAATACCAGATTTACGTGCCTGAATAACATCAGAAATTTGCATAATAATTTTAGATGGATCGCCACCTTGGGCTGCCATCTGTGGAATTGCACCCACAACAGAAGTGAAAGCACCAGCAAGTGCTTCACGCATCTTCTCAATTTCAATCTGCTTTTGAACATCTGTCACATTCATTTCGAATGGCATCTCGTTCATAGCGAATTCTTTAGACATCAGACCTGCACCCATTGCTTGCAATGAGAAGATCAAAGCACGTGATGGATCAAGACCTGACATTAAGCCGTAGCGAACCTGTACAGAGTAGTCACCCTTGATGGCTGTGCTTGGCTTGTAATCAAACTTATATGGTGCACCTTGGTATAGACCTGATGCTGTCTTTTTAAAGTTAAATAATGTTTCGTCCATCTCAAAGCAGAGTGATACTGCTTCTTCTAGGACTCTTGATACGATTTGCTGTGCTGATTTAACCTGAGTATCAAACCCACCAAGCAAGGCTTGAACGCCTTGACCTGTGATGATGTTTGCATCAATTTGACCTGAGCGACCTTCAGGGTAGCGAGAACCCATCCGCATTTCACCTTCGAGCACTTGTTGCTCTGTGAATGCACCTGTTGGTAGTTCAAGACCAACACGGCGAATGGATTGGGGATTCTGCGATCTAAGGATAGCGTCAGGACCAAAGGCAAATTCTTGCACATCATTTGGTACTGCAATTGGTGCCTGTACTGACTTCTCTGCTGCTTCCATTGCAAGGAATGCAAAACGAGCACGAGCGAGTTGTACCCACACTACATCATCAAACTGACCACGTGGGTTATCTGGGTTGATGTGTGGTCGACGACCAATGCGAACAAGTATCTTACCAATTGGATTTGGTACACTTGCTAGGAGAAGTTTAGTATCATGTACATAAAGTACAGTTTGATCTTTATCTTCCCAACGTACAACTTCCCATTCTTTGTTCCAGTTTATAGGAGCACCATCAAACATTCTAGAGATTTCAAATTCATACTCTGGAAATTCAATAGTTAGTTCACGTGTAGTTTTCTTAAACCTTTTAGCATACGCCACCACTCTGCCAAACCGATCATATTCTGGGTAGGCATTTAATGGATTATCAATCCGAATTCGTGGCATTTGTGCTTCAAAGTCTGGTTCAACTACAACGTTATATGTTGAATAGGTATTGTACCAGTCCATACCGACATAGTTTTGTGTCTCTAAGTCGGAGAATTGTATATAGTGATTTGCTAACTGAGTCTTACGATCAGCAAGTTTCTTTGCAGAATCTTCAAGAGATGAAGTTCCACAGTTAATGGTAGGAAGCGGAGACATAACTTCAGCAATGTCGCGAGCGGCGACATCAATAAAGTTGGCAACCATAGGATGGTCCATGCCTTCTGGGAAGAAGTCAATACCAACTGATGCCATATTGCCCTCGCGTACAGCAAGAACAGTTTGCATGCGGTTATCGCGTTCAGCGTATTTGTTTTTTAACGCCTCTACACGTTCCGCAATCTGTTTTACGTTCAATGCCATATTTGATTCCTATAAATATTGTGTATGTTGTTCAGCAGCAAGATCATCTAGATTAACTACTGTGCGATTGTATAGCGACCTACGGGTCGCCCAACGGTTTGTCGAATGTTTCTGAGAGTAATTGCCGTTACGCATCATCTCTTGTGCTCGGATCTCACAGAACCAGAGAGCCATAACAAGGTCGGTTGCGTTCTTAGTGTCAGGCTTCCAAGTAATCAACTGATTGATTAGAGCCTTAACGTGTTCATTTGATTCATGGTTTGGTAGAGAGATTAGGTTATCTCCATTGTGTTTGCCGTCACGCATACTACCAAATAGACCTGACATGGATGCCACACCAAAGTTCGTGTCCCATTTGTTACGACCTGTGAAGTGTTCTCGTAACTGGGTTCCTCGTGAGGAAAGCCATTGTTTAAGTTCTTCATCTAAGGCGAAAGCCTTCTGGAAGGCGTTAATCTCGATACGCAGTTCCATTGGTACATACTTCAAAACCCAGTCTTCAATCAAAGCGCGGATTTTTTGAGGGGTAGGATCCACCATGTTATAAGCATCTATGACTAGCCTATTGCCAGATTGACGATCTAAAGCATACATTATTGCTGCGGTCTTGCCAGACATGGCTGGATCCAGCCCCATTAGGTACACCCACTCGCCAGAGTCAGGATGTCCAGGGGAACCTGGGTTGATAGGTCCCACTTTCCTTGATCGGTTGATGCAAGCACCAATTGTTCCGATAGGGAAAATTGCGTCTTCTTCTACGTCCTGCTGCTGATAGACCAAAGCCCAAGTTGAGGCTGAGACTTCTCCGCGTCTAGTATAAAGAGTTGGTCCATCCCATTTAGGATATAGACCATCTTCATCTGGTTCATCTTCACTTCCGTCCCAAGGACGGTCTGCCTTTGCCCAAAGAGTAACCCAGTCGTTTGCGTTATCGGCAAACTCTAGAACGGCTGGCATAGCCAAGTATGTAAAAGGGGACTTGCCTGAAGTCCAATGGTCAGGGCTTCGGAGTTCCTTGTAGAAATCTACAGACGATACGCGGGTTCCACAGATGATTAGACTACCCGCACCCAAGCGGGTGATAACCATTTTCTGTAGCCACTCTATCTGGTCTTCCCACATATGAGCGTTACTAGTTGAAACAACGTCGTCCAAAATAATAAGATCAGCACGAGTACCATAGATTTGTTGACCGACACCCAGCGCCTGAACCGTAGGGTCTTTGGCTTCAGAGTCACGTTTAAGATAGATTTGATGTTGGGTCCATTGCTCGGATGATTCTCGCCAGCCTTCAGGTGGACCGTAGATCTGCTGAAGTTTAGCCCAGCGTGGTTCAGTCAAACGCTGCTTGATGGCGAAAAGAAACTCCATTGCCCGCTTGCGGGTTTGAGACACAATAGCAATCTTGATGGACGGATCCATACAGATACGGTAAAGGGCATAGTTCACAGTAATGACGGTGGACTTAGCATGCTCAGGTGGCACATTAACTAAAAGGCGTTTCTGGCTAGAAGGCTCGTAAGTCATGTTGGGGTGCAGCCAAGAAGGCTCGCGCCCCTCAAGAACATCAATCCAAGACTGGTGATGAGGAAAGACCTTAGACTCCAAGAACATCTCAGACCACTCGGCAAAAGGCATCTTACCGCCGCCCATAGTGGCTTGGTTCACAATCTGCCCAGCAAGCCGAGAACCCTCAAGATCCGCAGCAAACTTCTTATCCCGATACATCCAGTCACGCAAAGTTTGCGGGTTAACCCCAACCACTTTAGCAGCCGAAGGCGCATCCAACCCAGACTCAACCTTCGCTAAAATCTGTTCCTTCTGCTCCCTAGTTTGCTTAGCCTTCCAATGCTCAGAACCTTCTTTAAAAGCCATATACTACATCCCTATAAAACAATCAATAAAACATACAAAATAATCATTAATACCCCACCCACTATAGTATTAATAATTATATTATGAACACACCCCAAAGGTGTGTGAATAATAATAATACATTACACTTAATACTAATCCGTCCAAGAATAAGTAAACGGACACAATAATAGTAAAATACTTATAAATGTCTGATATAACCCAAAAAAATATAGAATAGACTATACGATAGTACTTACGCTCCGCATTAAGCACCTAGGGTCAAAGAGCGACCCTGAAGGTGCAATGCTCCGCTCCGTAAGGAACCGCTAAGATTATTTTATGGCTGAGAATAGATTCCAATTTACATAACACAATGACCCCATAGTTTATTTAATTAATAGTCTCACAGTCTGTTCGCCCCATTACTATTTATTGAATCCTTTATCATAGAAGGGTTCTGAGATTCAGAGTTGAAAGGATATCTCACCATGAGCAATACAACTATTCTAGACCCGTCTATTCAGATTTTCTTGAATGTGTTCGGTACTTTATTGGTAGCCTTCGGGTGTGTGGGTCTGCTTGCCCTGTACCTTGATTACCGCGCAGGTGTGTTTGTTGAAGTGTCTGTCTGTGAGTCTTGTGCCTTTGAGCCTAGCCTTCCTGATAGCATCTTCTGTGTTGAGTGTGACGCAGTCGCAAATGATTCTATGGTGTACTGCAGAAACTGCGGTGATACCATTAATGTAGTTGACCCTTGCTCTTGCTTCTACTAAACAAAGCCTTGTTCACAGAAAGGAACTAAAATGGCTGAATCAGAAACAATGTACTGTTCCAACCGCATCTTCATATGTGGTCAGGAAGTAGAACACAAAGGGTTATGCAAAGACTGCTTTAGCGAAGTCCCACGCTATGCACTCTATGAATTGCTCGATTCCTTGTTCACTCAGTTTGAAGCATGGGCTGAGTACCCAGCAAGAACTTGCCCTATCTGTGCAAACAGTACTAGACTTCCTATTTGCAAGGATTGCTACGACACCATCCAATCTATCGGTTCTAGCAACATCATAGTTACCCGATAACATCAAGTCCCCTTGTGCTTAACTGCACAGGGGGATTTTCTTTTGAACCTTCTCTCACAGAAGCGTTCGCCGAGTGCGTCCAACTAGGGACTCGCTCGTTCCAACCTCACAGTTCTATTGAAAGGAAATATCGTGAGCGCAAATAATACAATGGTTGCCTTTGGTAAGGTAACAGCAAATAAGTCAGGCGTTAAGTCTCGTTTGATTCCAGGTACCACCGTTTGGTCAGGTTGGTCAGTTACAGTTCGCGATAGCGAAGTCGCTGAAGGTAAGGACGGTTCAGTATATAATCCATTCATCACTCGTATGCTTGTTAAGACTCTTGACAAGAATATCGCAGACAAGTTGATTGAAACTACCGATTCAGACGCTGAGTTAGTCGGTTACCTTAAGTCAGAAAACTTGGCTAAGAAAGACGAAGCACCTAACTTTGTTCAGTTCTTCTATGTGGTTGATGTAAAATAATTAGTCGGGAGAGAGCCTCTGCCTCGCAGTCAGGCTCTCTCCCTTATTTATAGATTGGATATGATATGGAAAAAAATGAGTGGATACCTGACGGATTTCAGGTAGTCGAGTTGCTAAGAGAACATAGACAAAATCAACAGCAGCAAGGCATATTGTTTGATGATGATGAAACAGCAGAAGCATATGATAAGTTAATCTCTGAAGGTGACCGTGAGATTATACCAGCAGTTATGCTTGTGTGTGATTTGTTTGGTAATGTAAGGGTGTTAAGCATTACTAAGGTTACTGAGTTAATTGAGTTAGACTTAGTGCCAGACGGTAGCAATAGTGTTACTGAGAATGAAGGTAGAGACGCTTGGGAATGGTCAAGCAGTCTAGCCGATAGAAGTATTTGGTTAGATAGTAACTACGATAAGTTAGATGTAGTTAGTAATAGTTGTACTGAATGCTACATAGAATATAGTTATTCAGGTAAGTGTAATTGCTAGACAGAAAAGCCCAGGCAACAAGTTGCTTGGGCTTTTCTTTTGTTGATTGGGGAAGCGTACTACACGCGGTATGAACTATGTCGAATCATTTATGTATAGAGCAGACACGCCCCTTCTTCGTGCGGGTGCGTGCCCGCTTTAAGATTCTGGTCATTCCCCCCGTATGATCAGATGTACCTGGACATGTAGTTAAACTGTCTACTATTATATATTGAAAGGAAAAGATATGTTAAATATGTATAGAGTTGATTTCATTATCAATAAGCGTACATTTTCAACAAGAGCATTAGGTAATGATGAGTTGCTTGTTTTACTTAATGGTCTTTCAGATAACAAGATTGAGTTCACCGCTAGAAAGGAATACTCAGTATGAGTAAAGCAATTAAAACTACAGTCTATCTACCTATTGAAGTGTATGTTCCTGAGTCCAGTTATATTGCTGGTATGATTGATGAACATAAGGTTCCAATAGATGTGTTTCAGAAGATGGCTTTAAGTTCTATGCTAGATGTAAGTGTTATTACTGATGGCATTCAGGCTGCTTTAGATGTTGCCTGTGCTAGTACTAAGACTGGCAAGGTTGAAGAACATAATGTCCGTTATACTCTAGTCACTAAGGATCGTGTATGATTGAGCAGTGTACTGAGATTGTGTTTAATGGTTTCCATCTGGCAGCGTTGATGTTGTCAGGTGGTATTGGTATCCTATTTGGTATCGTGATTGGTATCAATAAGGAATATGAAAGGCAAAAAGCCTTAGGCAAAGTTGAAGATATCGAAATCCCAGATTGGTTGTAATATGTTTGAAGTTAATATGTCTAGTTTTAAAACTAAAGGTGATATGCAAGGTTGCCCTGCTGAAGGTCCACGTCAGTTGACTCAGGCTTTCTTTGATGTGCCTGGTCGTGTGATTATTATTGGTATTAATATGGCTACCGATACTGTTAGTAATTATTATAATCATCATATAGATAATGGTGTTCTTATTGGTATGGGTAAGGATGAGATTGTTGATGTGATAGATAATCTTAGAGAAGATATTCATACTGATTGCGTTATGATTCTTGTTCGTAGTAATGATTGGCTAGGTAAGGCTGAGTCTATTGGTATCTTTGACCCTAAGACTAAGCATTATATTATTGATGAGATCAATGAAGTTGATGGTCGTGGTAAGTCTATGCTATGTGATAGTGAAGCATGCTGCGGTGAAGATGGCTGGGATATTAAGTCGTGGATGTAGATAGAAAACCTTTAGGTGTATACGCATATGTATTTAAAGAGAAGACTGATGTTCAGTTTCCTCTTAACGTATACTACTCTGCTTATGACAAACAAACTGGTGAGTATCTTTATGGTGCATTTAATTTTAGAGATATGTCAATGTATTTAATGAATAACTATTCATCTGTAGTGTATATGAGTGATAATGATAGGTGGGTTTCAAGTGTTGGACATAAATAAGTTTATTCTTGGTGCTCTTATGGAATATAATAAAGAGAGTGACCCTGTCAAGAAGACAGAGTTATATCAACAAACAATGAGCGTGCTCCGCGCTAGCGGGAGCGCACGCTCTCAAGAAGGGAAATAAATATGTATACAGATTCTACATTTAGTACTAGTAAAGATGATAAGGCTAGTGACTATAACGTTCATATTGATATGACAAGTGATGGTGGAAAAATGTTTATTCAATTAAAGAATAAAGATTATAGTCATTCACTTAATCTTTTTCTTAGCAAAGATGTTGCTGATGATTTGGCTTGGCGTATACAAAATGTATTACGTGGCATAGAAATTGAGACAACTAATGAGTAATACATATCATGTAAGTGTTGATGTTGTTATTGTTGCTGATTCTTTTGAAGAAGCAGTTGCTAAGTATGATGCTAGTGATTTCTTTATTGATGGACATTCATTTGATGCGGCTAATGGTGATACTTTGTATGACCAAGAACAGTATGTTCGTGATTGCTGGGTGCTAAATCAAACACCTGATTGGACAGAGATTAAAGATCCAGATGGAGATGATTATAAGTGATTATTACTAGAATATTAGAACGTAAGTATGATGTAATTCAATGCGTTAAGATGCGTGAAGATGAACTCCAAGCGTTTCTTATGCGACAAAAGGTTGAGCGAGTAGATCAATTAACTAAAAAAGATTGGGAAGATATCTGGGCATCATTAGAAGAGTCAGAAGAAGACGACTTTACTGAACGAGTATATGATCCAACTCTTGATGATTGGTTTGGTAACTATGATTATAAAGATAATGTTAAAGAATATCGATATAAAGAAAAGGAAAATAATAATGAGTGAAGAAGTATACAATCCAGAAGCACAAGTAATACTAAACAATAATCCATATGGTTTAAATAGTAGTGCTTATGTATCAAGTGCTGATAGTATCTCTAAAAAGTTACGCTATCAAGAGAATCAAATCAATGTACTTAATGGTCATATGTCATACATTCGAGAGTTTCTTGAAGAGAAACTTACTGAAGGTAATGGTGCTACTCATGAAGAACTATGTGAGTTGGCTAAAGAAATAGACGTAGAAATTAATAAGTCCGTTAATCTTAGAGTTGATATGCAGTTTGAAATTGATGTAGACATTCCTGTCTGGGAAGATGGTCGTAACTGGGCAGAAAACAATCTAGAGTTTGATTTATCTAGTGATGGTAGTATTACCTATGCTAGTATACAAGATGTAGAAGAGATGTAGTATGGGATATGTAAGTAAGTATGGTAACTGGGGTGCTGAAGATGTTCTTGTATTTGATGATGCAGAACTTAGTACTGCACAATGGGAAATCCTTGACATGTTACCTGACTCAGAGAAATTAAATTATGTTCAAGCAATTATAGATGGCTTGGATCTTAGCGAATGGGAAGAAGGATGGGATGCCTAACTGGGTAAGTAATACATTAAGAGTTATTGCAGAGAATGAAGAAGAGTATAATGATATAGTTAATACTCTTGCCACTCCTATTATATCTAAGAATCATGAAGGCAAATTCGTTGATGAGCCTACAGAATTCTCGTTTCAAAATATATTATTTGTATCTCGTGATAAGTATGAAGAATACTTTACTACTCATGGATACAGTCCTGAGAAAGGCAAGACAGGTGATACACATTACAATTGGTACAATTGGAATGTAATGTATTGGGGTTGCAAGTGGGATGCAGCAGATGTTGAAGTTGAGAAAGACCCTAGAGACTTTAGTGTTATCTATCGTTTCAATACTCCTTGGTCTCCACCTACTCATGTAATGGTTGCATTATCGGAACAGTTTCCTAATGCAATAGTTAATTTAGAGTATGAAGAAGAACAAGGCTGGGGTGGAGAGATGTGTTTCCAGCATGGTTCATGCGTTCAAGACGATAGATATGATATACCTAATTCACATCAAGAACATTTAGACCGTGGTCAAGAATGTGTTTGTGAATGGGCAACAAGTAGTGATGGTTCAGGATACTATGATGATTGTCCCGCACCCGTGTCCGTTACCGCAGGTGCGGACCAACAACAGAAGGAAAAAGTATGACAACTACATTCGCTGGTAGAGTACCAGCATTTAGGCAAATCGGTACAGTCTTTACTGAAGACTTGAACACACGGCAGATGCTACGTGAAGCCAAGTTAGATATGTGGGACGTTGAAAAAATTAAGTTAGATAATATAGTTAATGGTTATTCTGTTAAGGATAACCTTTGGGCTACAGTTCGTAATGATACTAACCATGTGTTAGGTGTAGTGCGTGATCGTTATGAAGTCATGCAGAATGAAGATGCATTTGCTTTTGCTGATGGCATCTTAGATGGTGGTGGTACATGGGATACTGCTGGTTCATTCAATGATGGTACCAAAGTATTTGGTAGCATGCTAATTGATAAGGCTAGTATTGCTATTGATCCTAATGGATTGAATGATAAGGTTAATACGTTTCTATTGGTATCTACTAGTCATGATGGTTCTATCCCATTGCAAGCAAGCATCACACCTATCCGTGTTATATGTCAGAACACTTTGAACCTAGCCTTGCAGAAGGCTGGTCGTTCTGCTACTCCACAAACGTTTAAGGTTCGACATACTGTTACTGCTCAAGCAAGGGCTGATGTAGCGCGTGAAGCGCTAGGTCTAACCTTCAAGTATGCTGATGAGTTTAGTCAGATGGCTAACAAGATGTATCAAACTGAGATTACTGATAACCAATTCGATCAGATGATTAAGAACTTATATCCTAAACCTGATGCACCAGTTGAAGGTAAAGGATCGGGTGCATTTACTCGTTGGGATAATACATATAATCTTTTGTGGGAATTGCGTGATGCTCCAACTAACCGTGACATTAAGAACACGGCATGGGGTGCATTGAATACTTTAACGGAGCGACTAGATTGGTTCCGTCAAGGTGAAGATTCAGATCAAAAGGCTTTGGCTGCGTCAGGGTTCTCTGCTAATGTTAATGCTGAGAAGCAACGCATTCTATCTACCGTGTTAGCGGTGTCTAGTTAATGTCAGATGATTTTTATACTGAATATTATAAACAACTGGTAGGTGCAACAATCTTGCACTATCGTGGGATGCAACAAGAAGAACATGATCTTGCACCATTCCCTGTATTCCTAGTTAAGTTTGCTGATGGATCTGTTGGTAACATTGCTGCATCTATGGATGAAGAAGGTAATGGCGGTGGATTTATTTTCATTGAACAAGTAAGCGTGTCGCCCACTACATAGTGGTGCGATATGGTAGGTTTCTGATCCTACCAAAGCGGTAAGGTTTCTTGCATTACCTTACTGCACCTCTATAGCATGGCAGTTTTTCACGGGTATGTTTAACTGCTATGCTATACTAGGGGGCAGGGGTTTGTTTATTCCTTTCGTGGCTCCTGCCCTCTACCATTTTAGAAAGGTTACTAATGATTATAATCGGTGAAGATGATGTTCTACCTGAACACATTTCATATTCAGCACTTAATGATTACATTGCGTGTGGTTGGATGTACTATTTGAATAGGATAAAGAATGCCAAAGAAATCCCTGCCTGGTGGCTCTATGGTGGAGTCGCAGTCCACGAAGCAACTGAAGCCTACGACAAAAAAGGTTACGTCCAAGCGGACAAGTAAAGCAGCAAAAGAGTCCGTTAAAGATCAAGCGTACTATGATGCTGTAACATATTGGGACCAAGTTAAAGAGTCAGTACTCTCTGATACTATTACATCACGCGGGTCCGCCGTTCCACCTCGGTCAGCGAACCCTCGTTCACCTGAAGGTAAAGAGTGGTGGGACAAGAATGGTATTGAGATGGTTGCTAACTGGATTCGTTTCCGTGAGTATGGCAACTGGAAGGTAGCCATGATCAATGGTATACCTGCAGTTGAAATAGTATTAGAAGTTCCAGTAGGCAATACGTTTATCAAGATGGCTATTGACCGCGTTATGGTTGATGGTGATGGTAACTATTGTATCGTTGACCTTAAGACAGGACGTAGAGTTCCTGAATCCACTCTACAATTAGGCTTCTACAGATACGGTCTGAAGAAGGTATACGGTATTGACGTTAATATCGGATACTACTGGATGGCAAGGCAAGCAACTATGACTGATGTTGTAGACTTGACTGGTTATACAGAAGAAAAAATAGAATATCTAGTAACCGCCTTTGACAATGCTCGAAAGGCTCACTCGTATCTTCCTAATACGAGCAATTGTAAGATGTGTGGTTACACAATGCATTGTATATGGTACAAAGGAGAAAAGAAATAGTGAGTAGTGAATCTAATTTTTCATTTACAACTAAGATCAATGGGCAAGATCTGTTCACCGTACGCGGTGATGATTATGATATGTTCCTAAAAAACGTAGCATTAGCAGGTTCTGTTCCAGCAATATCTCATCTAATCAATTTACTTGATGGGTCTGCACCTATTACTGAGCAAGCGATTAATACTATCCAATCAGTATTTCCTGGCTCAACTGTAATTACTCCAGCACCAGTTGCTGCGACTGCTAACAATGTAGTTGCACCAAGTCTTGGTGGTGGTAAAACTTGTGCTCATGGTCGTATGACTGCGAAGCAAGGTACTGGTAATGACGGTAAGACGTGGCGTGGATACATGTGTCCAGCGCCACAGGGTGCGACAGATAAATGTAAGAATGCTTACATCTATCCGAACATGCCTGAATGGCATACATTCGTAGTAGGTTAAATTGAAAACATTACAGCGTACTGCTGTAAGACCTGAAGCGGGTGGCGAACCATTGCCACCTGCTTTTAAGGTTTTCCAGAATAACAATATTATTTTCCGAAGAGGAGAAGTTAATCTAATTGCTGCAGCGCCAGGTGCAGGTAAGTCTTCACTTGCGTTAGCAATTGCTGTTAGATTAAATGTTCCTACTTTATATATCTCTGCAGATACTAATGCGCATACTATGGCTATGCGTGTTGGTGCTATGGTTGGTGGATTTACACAGTCACAAGCAGAGTATATGATGCAAGCACAGCCCGAACAGTTCGGTGAGATCCTTGCATCTAATAGCCATTTGTTTTGGTCATTTGATTCAACACCTACATTAAAAGATTTGGATGATGAAGTCGCTGCGTTCGAAACGCAATGGGGTACTAGTCCAACTCTTATTATTGTAGATAATCTTATGGACATTGCAATGGATGGGCATGAAGAGTTTGCTGGTATGCGTGCAGTTATGAAAGAATTAAAGTATCTTGCACGTGATACTAATGCAGCGCTCTTGGTATTACATCATACAAAAGAATCGTTTGCTGGTAATCCTTGCCAACCTAGGTCTGCTATTCAAGGTATGGTTAATCAGTTACCTGCAATGATTTGTACTGTAGCACAGGAACAAATAGGTGATGATAATTATCTATGTGTTGCTCCTGTAAAGAATCGTTATGGTAAGGCTGACCCATCAGGTCAGACTTATATGCGATTGCTATTTCATCCAGAGTCTATGCAGATTATAGATGTTCCGACACGATAAGGAAAAGAAATGGATTTGAAATATCCTGAGTTTAATAATACTCCATGCCAAGAAATGGGCGTGGAACTTTTTTATACTGTACCAGTTAAGGGCAAGAAGTTAGTAAAGAATCGTAAGACTGATCGTATATACTATGATTACATTAATAAGAAGTCTGCTCTTGATGCATGCAAACGTTGTCATATGATTGATGAATGTTTAACGTGGGCATTGCATAAAGAACAGTATGGTATCTGGGGTGGTGTTGATGAACGTGATCGCCGTGAACTCAGAAAGAAACTAGGGATAAGAATCAATGAGCCACACACTAGGGACAAGTAAGTTTGGTTGGTGTACAACAGGACATCATGATAAATGTCGCGTGTCTTTCTTCTCGTCTTTCGACCAGAAAGAACACGCTTGTAAATGCGATTGTCATAAGGAGAATGAAATGAAATATAAAATTAGTTTTACAGAAGAAACAAGATATGAAACAATTGTCGAAGCAGATAGTTTAGATCATGCTAGAGAAGCATTCGATAACTATTCTGATACTGATGAATGGATTATGCGTGATAGTGCTATCACTTGGTTTGAAGTAGAAGAAGTAGATGATCGTGCTGCTTTAGCAGCCGATATAGATGATATGTTATACACTAGAATGAAGGAAGAATGAAGATCGGAA